TTGCTTGGTGTAACTCATTGCACGAGCAAGGGCTTTAGTATAACGAGCCGATAAAGAATCATATAGATTATCTTCCATCGCCTCTTCTGTTATCGCAAAACCCATTGCAATCGTTTCATGGTTATACCTTGCAGTGAACGCTTCCTGTGCCGAATCGTAGGAAATCGCATTTCCTTCGTCCTTCACCGGAGCCGCTCCAAAGCCGCTCAGTTTCACCTCTTCCTCAAAACTACGTTCTGATGTCTCGGTATCATAGATAACCGTATGCTCATCTTCGTACTTCTCATACTCCAGACCAAAAAGGGCGTTCAGCCCCGGCAGGAGTTCTTTAAGCATCTGTGCTCGTGATATAGCCATTGCTATTTACTCCTTATATGCCTGTAGTATTGGTTAACTGATGACCCGCGTTGAAGCGGAAAATGCCATCAGTGTAGGTATCACCAACCGAACTGGAAGGGCCATCGTAANAATCGACGATCCTGATCGGCAGCGTATTAGTAGTTGCAACTGTATCCGCGTCACAAGCATTTTTGCTTCGACCAATCGTGGTAGAACCTGCTGTTTGAACAACAGCAAAGTTCGCGCCAAGACCAGCTTGAGCAATCGAACCATCGCCCTGCATCCTAAACAATACGTCAGGATCAATCAGGATATAACCCGCCGCATCTGACGCTGCTGTAGAAGCAGGCCAAGTTTGGTTAAAGGTCATTTGATTCGTGCTTGGATCTGTGTACTTACAGCCCATGAAAATCCCTATGGAGGTCAGTGACGTTGTGCCGGTATCCTTTTCAATTGTTCCGGCTGTAACCAACTTCACAAAATCCCCATAGAAAATGGCGGTGCCATAAGCCGAGGCAATCTTGATGTGAACAACTTTTCCTGTAAAGGAACCGCTGCTCGAACAAGTGCCAATAGGCTCTGCACCATTCGGAGTCGCAGAAGTAGCCATAGTTTTCTCCTCTATGCTACGTTAAACACACAAGGGCGCACTCCGAATTAAAACGAAATGCTAACCCTTCCCAAAGGTTGTGCGCGAGCTTTTCTCCGGTCTCAACAACGGCATACGCGGATCGTTTTCCCGCATGTAGTTTCTGTCTACTGACTCCATTTGCTGCTGGGCTACCTTCTGGTAATGCTTGGTTCGTGACTGCATCTTCTCTTCCGGGGCTTTGCAAAGAAGCAGGCCACCCTGCTCAACTGCTCCCTCCCATCTGGAGTTAATATCAGACTGACCAACCATTTCAGGATGATCTTCCCGTTTTACGGGAACCCATCCATCCCTGAACTTCTGTGACACGTTGGTATTATCAGGATTTCCCAGAACGCTAGTTCTGATCCATCTGAACCTCCAACCATCACGCGGTTCAGGCGTAGGTAACACAGAAGAAGGAATCCAAGAATCATCATCTCGGACAGAACCTTCGCGGGTCTCGTGAGACCAAGGATTGCGCTCATCTGCCATGGGACATCTCCCTCTCTTTTAAGAGTTGATTGGCGTATTGCTCTTGCGTTAACCCAAGGCGCTTAGCGAGGGCGCGTTGAGTAGGCTCTAGCTTCACTTTGCGGGGTCTAGCTCCATTGTTCCTTGCGGATGGAGCAACCACCGAAGAAGTATGCCTGCCCGTCGAAGCTGCGGTTTGCCTAACACCGCCTTGATCCGGCCAGTCATAATCTGTAAATCTTTCTCTCATTCCTTTATCGATAAAATCAAAATATCCCTTTGTGTTAGGAACAAGCTGTTTCTTATATACTGCTACTTTATGCAAGCCATATGCAAGGCTTGTCATCAAATCTCCCTGATCAGAGTTTTCTTTTTCAAACCAAGGATTCCTTTCTGCCCATTCAAGTGCCTTAGGATTTGGCTGCGGCGGGGGTTTTTGACCCTGCTGTTGTTGAGCCGCTTGCTGGTATTGCTGCTGTTGTTGCTGCTGATAAGCCATTTGCTGCTCAGGGGTAAGCTGTTGCTGAGCATTTTGGGGCGTCGCTGTTTGAGCTTCTCGTTTTGAAGCCTCAGTCAACTCAGTTTGCGCATTTATCAGGCTTTTTTGAGACTCGATAATTTTATCGGTATCGCCCTGCTCGTAAGCCGTTCTGTACTCGGATGTAGCGTTTTCAACCGCCATTTCCGCTCGCTGCTTGATCTGGCCTATTAAAGCACTTTCTCCCCGGTGAATAAGAGACTCGTATTCCCGGTTCTTGTCAGCAAGCTGTTGAGCAACCTTAACGGCCTCTTCACGCATTTTCTCAGCGGCTTCTTTCTTTCTGCGCTCTTCATGCTGCTCATAACGCAGCTTATTGATTCGCTTCTGAACTCTTTCGCTGTAATTTCCGAGTTCATCGTCAGAAATATCCGAGTCATCCATAGCTTGTACAGGATTGCTTTCCTCGACTACGTCGTCTTCGACAATCTCGAAATCCATATCGGCCTGAGCACTTTCAACCTTCTTGTCCTCAGATTTTTTATTGATCTGGGTTTTTACCCCAAAGAACTTGTCTTCTGCGGAGTGCTGAACGGCTGTATCAGCGGCCTCTGTGTTGTTTTCTGTTGCTTCGCTCATATTCTTACTATACCCCGTGGATCTTCGACCACAGCTTCTACGCTGTCGTCATTGATTAAACGGAACTCCTTCCCGTGAACCAGAAACCGTGTGCCTGAGTAACTACGCATCACGATCCAGTCCCCTTCCTTGCAAAACGGGCCTGTTGGAAAACGATCAGTGTTTTTATAAGCGTCAGAACCCATAGACAGGACNCAGCCAACAATAGACCCGACCTCTTCGTCGCGCATCGTTTGTTTAGCCTTGATAATCCCGCCATCTGTCTTCTCGTCCGGGTTTGGTAAAGCAATCAGTATTTTATAGCCTTTCGGCTCAGGCAACTGATTTGCCTTGCGGGACTCTGTCTCTTCAGCAGTCTCGTTCTTTACAACCGATAATGATTCGCTCATTTATCGCCCTCTTGCACTGGAGATTGGTGTCCAGAGTCACCTGCACCGCCTTGTGCGGCGTTATAATTCCTCAACCTTCTTTTTAAGATCAAGTAATTCTCGTTCCGCTGTTGCCAATCCTTCTATAACACCGCAACAGCGCGTGTATTCACTGTGGTCTTTGCATCCGCCTGTACTGATATGATCGCTCATTTCATTCATCATTGTACGCAATCTTTTTTGCAGGTACTCAAACGAATTAGTGGCTACTTGTTCATTCACCCAGCAAGTCCTTTGCAATGTCCACGCCTAATTTAGCACCTTCTAGCTGCTCTTTACTAGCAATTCTTTTAGTTTCAAGCTCTTCCCTGCTATTCTCAGCAGCAATTTTAGCTCCAAGCTTCGCTCCTTCCAAGCGTTCTTCCTGCTCCATCTTCTCTCTTTCAAGCGCAGACTTCTCTGCTGCTTTCTGTAGATCCGCTTGAATCCTAGCCATATCGGCCTGAGCTTTAGACATAGCCTCTTGCTGCTTAATCTGTAATTCCTGCTGCTGCATCTGGATAATAGGATCTTTTGCCTGCTCCATCTGCTCCTTCATTTGGGCTTCGCGCTGGTCTTTTCCGGTCAACTGCGCGGCGGCTGGAGCAACCAGCCTTGAAAGCCTGAGTTCAATGTCCTCTGGCAAGGTTTCTTCTGGCCCCGGCAGATTAGCGCCCAACTCTTTCTCTATATTCGCTCTATAAGCAAACGCAACATGCTCAGAAATATGCGCTGCCATCGCGGCCTGAGCCACTTGAGCGGTAGGACTTTGTTCCATCAACTCCATAATCTTAGGATCTTGAATCGCGGCCATATGGGTCTGGATATGCGCTTCGTGATCCTGATACATAAACGCTTTAACCGGCTCACCGTTAATGATGTTCATGTTCTCGGTCACCGGATCAGTAATTGGAACCTCATCTTCCAGCGGAACAATCTTCTCTGCCTCTCTAATGCCCAGAACTTCAAGCATTTGCCTGTGCAATAACGGCATGTCATACATCTGAGGGGCTTGGGCGGCTAACTGCAACGCTGCCTGATACTGCATAATCCGCTGTGCCATAGTCCCTGCATTGGGATCACTGACCGGAATGATGTCTACCCGATCATCAAAGTCCTCTCCTGTAAGCTCCTTGCCCGGAACATCGTAGGGATATTCAGTCGGGCCGAAATCACGAATAATTCCACACAAAATCCGCAATTCTTTCCGCATCGAGGCGTGAAGCCTTGCTTGAACCGCGCTCAATACCTTCATGGAGCGTTCCAGAATGGCTAAAGTTGTGCCAACTGGCGCTTCGGCGTTCATATCGGCTGCTTTTACGTCGGCAGCAGAGGCAAAACGCCTGCCTTCTTCGACAATATCGCCCAAAAGCTGATAAAGCACGTTGGAAGGCTCTTTGTAGGGCAAAAACGTGATGTTGTCGCGTATTGCACCGCCCGGAACGTCCACATCGCGGAATTCACCCGGCATAATCGGCGTATCGTCGCCTTTAATGCGTAATCCACGGGATTTTAAGCCGCCGGGAAGATTAGAAAGCGTTCCTGAGTCCACTAACTGGCGTAAAACGCTGGTTGCAGACTTCGCCAGCCCACCAATCATGTGAATCAGGCCAAATCCATAGAATCCTAAGCCCGGAAGGTACTGATAATGGACGAAATGCTCCCGTTTCATCCGCATAGGGTCATCTTCGTACCAGTTTCTTCGGATAGACAACACCTGACGAGAAGATTTATCGATACTGACTACATAAGGCAGCGCAATACCCGTAGGCTCCCCGTTTTCTTCGTCCTCAAAGCCAATTAAATCCAGTTCAACCTGTATTTCCAAGACGGTATGACGATGATCCATCTCGTAATTGGCCGAATCTCCGGTCAGTTGGTTGTATTTTCTTTCTATTTCCCCTGTGTCCGGTGTCGGATCAGGCAAATTAACATCGCTATAGAAGCCTGAGACCTGCAATTTACGAATTTCGTTGCTGGTACGCTTCATGATATGGGTTGCACGTTCGCAAGTCGCCAGATCTGAAGCGCCGTAACTCACCACAAAGTCTTCAGCAGGCACAAACATCGAGCAAGGTCGGCCCATGTTCGGGTCGTAGTACACTTTCCTGAACGCAGAACCGGCTAGGGGCAAAGAAAACAGCATTTTCTCTGTTTCTGCCCGGTACTCCGTCATCTTTTCGGTTACCAAATAGTTAAGGTAGTCCCTGACCCGCTCTGCTTGTTCTGTTTTTTCTGGAGTGATATCGCCTACAACCGAAGTCTTTACAGGCCCGGAAGCAGGAAAGATCTCCTGTACTGATTGGGCTTGAAATTTAATCACTGCCTCGGTCAGTAACGGATGAAATACCCCGCAAGCCCCGTCCCAAGGCTGAGTTCGGTCTTCGTTTTTTAGTCCGAGAAGATCAAGACCTCTGATGTAAGTCTCTTCCCAGTCCCCACGGCTATCCCGATCAGACTCATAAGCGCTAATCAATTCAGAAGCGATGCTTCTCAGGTCTTTGTCATCGATCATGTCGGCCAGATTGGCCCCATGATCATCCATTCCCATGATCCCGTCACTGGGATCAAAGTCTATAACAACCCCGCCGTCTTCTGTTTCCACAGCAACAGATTCTGGATTAACGATTGAGATGGTAGGCGTTGCTCCGTTTGGTTTTGGAGCCGCCTGATCTTCGCCAAGGGGTTTATCAATTGCCATTAACCGTTCCTAGTAAAGTTGCCACCACGGGTCGCAGCGCCCATTCCGGTTATTTTGAGTTGGCCGCCGCCAGCTTTTTTTACAGGANTCCTGCGTCTTTNTNNGGCTTCAGCACGATCTTTGGCTTCTTTTCTGCGCTTATCATAACGATCTTGAGCTTCTTGTTGGAGCCTCTCGTTACGCGCCACTCCACGATCTCTTTGATCGATACGGGACTGCTCAAGAGCATCCGCTCTGCCCTGCTGTTCCTCTCGTTTTCTTGCGCGGGTTTCTCGCCTCTCTTCTTCGGTGGGCAAAAATATACGCCTCGCTTTTTCTCTAATCGTTGTTTTCCCGCCCTCCGCGTACTTAACCTTTCCGCCTTTTTTGTATTTAACTTCGGCTTTTCCGGGTTTCTTTTTGCTGCTGTCGTAATAACTTGGCATCGCTTATCTCCTAGTAATAGGCTGCTTTTCTCTGGTACATAGGCTCGTCTTCCTCGTCAGTGTTCAGCCGCAGAAATCCACCCTGCCTAAATCGCAGTA